CTTTTGTGTAAGTATCAAAGTACTTGACCTTCTTTTTACCCTCCTCTCTGGTGTAGCCGAAGCTTAGGGCAATCATATCGTCGTACTCATCAAATAGAGGGAAGATCTGGTCTCCCATTCGTGGTGAAAAGTACCTGCACCGGATCTTCTTATTGACCTCCTCGCCGTAATCGCTGTGTTTTTGGTCTGTGTCAACGCTATACCATAGCGTGGCCATCTCGCAAGCGGCGAAGTACTCTTTAAATCGCTTGATATTTAAGCTATCAATGCGGTTTTTTGTGAGTATTTTCTCAATAATACCTGCCGCGGTCTTTTCTGCTTCACTATCGTTCGGGTACGTGTACACACGTGTCACCGGTATACCGAAGGTTAGCTGAGTCATCCTCTTAACGGCAAGCTTCTGCAGGCCTAACTTAACCCTTGACACCCGTATTATTTTGCCTTTCTTGACCGTGTCTTTGTAGTTACCGTCCGTCATTACGGGGTGCTTGTCAGGGTTATACTGCAGCTCAAGCTTGGACCACTCAGGCACGACTACCGACTTATTTTTTAACTCTTTAATAATGTCGTCTATCTTGGCTAAACCCAAAATTTCATCAATTGTCATAATTAAAACCTCCTATTACTCTAATCATAAATAAATTCCTCAAAGCCCTCAGGCTCCTCTGTCGTATCCTCCCTATCAAGGAAGTAGCCAACAGCGTAACACAGAAGGTCAACATACTCGTCGTGCGTCTTAGTAGGGAACCCGCACACTTCTTCAATAAACTCCTCGTTCCACGCACCCTCAACGAGGTACACCCTACCGCACTCAACTTTAGGGGAAGCGGCATTTAGCCTCACCTCCTTACTGTCCGTTGGTGTTGGCGTTCTGGTAACGTTTAGGCTGGTACTATCCTCAAGCTGGTGTACAACGGAGATACCGTTAGCCTTGGGCTCTATCCTTAGGGTGGACTCACCCGTATAACCGTTTGCGTTCAGGAAATCGGGCAGGAACCTTATTAGATCCGGGAACTTCTTATACACCTTTTGCGTGGTGTATATGTAAAGGTTAGCGCCTATCTTACAAGCTCCGAGAATACCCGAAGGGTCATTATCCCCCTTTTTCTTTTTTTCGTCAAAGGCTGTATCAAGGAAAAAGTGGTTCGGGCTTCCCTTTTTTCGTATTGTAATAAAACTATCTAAGGATATTGTTCTAAACCACTCCTTCTGTATTATATTACCCTGCTCCGATGACGGCACCTGCTCAAACTGCCCCGAGTACTGCCTGCTACCGAGGTCAACCTTGGCCTCATCTAAAACATCCCGACCCAACCTTACAGGATCGAGGTAGCCGTCAATATAACGCTCCGCAAGCTCAAAAGGGCTCACCTTACTCGACACCTCTGCGGGTAGGCATATATGCCTTATTTTCTCGCCTTTTTTCTTAAGTAGGTAACCGGTTGTATCCTCCTCGTGCAGTCGCTGCATAATCGTTACCATCGGCGTATTAGCCTTATTGATCTTTCGGGAGGATAGTGTTTTTGTATGTTCGTTGGCCTGTAACCTCATAGGTTCTGATGAGGCCTGCTTAGGGTTCATCGGGTCGTCATTAAGTATTATATGGCCGTGCTTACCGGTGATAGCTCCACCCGTTGATGTGGTGTAGCGGGCGCCTGACATGGTATTTTCGTAGCTCTCCTTACCGAACTTATCCTTCCTGATATTCACCTCCGGAAATAAAGTTCGGTACTTCTCCGATAGTATAATGTCCCTTGATTTTGTTGCATGCTCAACGGATAGATCCGCGCTGTAGCTGTTTGTGATCACACGAATTGTTGGGTCAACGCACCACATCCACGCGGGGAACATTATCGTGATTATGGTGGACTTGGTGGTTCCAGGAGGGATATTAAACAATAAATCGTAAGGCTTTTTTTCCCTTCTAAATACGTACACGGCAAGCGCCTGCACCTCTTCGCACAATAGCTCTATGTGCCAGTTATAAACGGGCGTCTCAGGAATGATAACGTCCCAGAAGGTACGTACAAAATAGAAAAAAGACCGACGGCATTCATCGGCCACTACCTTAACGGCAAGATCTGTATAATTAACCTTTGGGTGCATTGATAATATCCTCCCCAATCGTTAGCAGAGCCGCCCTCTGCTCATCGGTTAACTTACCTATGTCGTAGTTTGGTATGAGGTCTTTTCCGTCCTTGCCGGTAACCTCACTGCTGACTTTATTTTTATACTCATCGGGAGCCTTATTTGTTAGTACAAATTGTATTGCGAAGGTGTCGGCCTGGATATGCTTTTTTATCCTCACCTGCTCCTTAATTTTTGGCTTCCCGTTAGCGTCTTTTTGGTTCTCCACGTATGTCGTCCTATTCTCCTCAACCTCGTAGCCGGTAACTTTTTTTCTTAGAGAGTTCTTCGCCTCTTTAATCAGTAGGTCGTTAAATTGTTCACGCGCGCGCGCGATTGCCTCGGCAAATTCGGGTTTGTTCTTTATCCACTCATAGTAAGTATCGTGGTGAATACCTGACATTGAGCATATTTCGGCAATGGTATAGCTGTCGGACTCAATGAGCTCGCATATTTTCTTTACTATCTTCTTGCCGTATTTTGCCATTTTAATATAATCTTTTTTAAAAACCCGTTGATTATAGGCTCAACGGAAAGCCCAAAAATCATTTTTTACTTCTGTTGGCTACTGTGCCCCCGGTATCAGTCATTATGTAGTAAGCGGAACCTACATATAATGGCATTACAGATTCTTCAAAAAATGTTACTACCGCGTAACAATCTTCCAAATCATCCTGAGACCACTCTTTTGTGGTGTCGTTAAAAGTTTCAGGGCTTTTCTCTTTTTCGATATAAGAGTAGAACCCTCCGAGCATTGTGTCCGTTTCAACACCGTTTTCAATTCTGCGCAAAATGAAATTTGCCCAATCATCCGTTTTTTTAATCCCTTTATGCATTTATTTATGTATTTATATTCGCCTACTCTTTTAAAGGTTTTCGGCTATCCCTTTTGTGACCGAGACAGGACTCGAACCTGTATGCACCCCATATCGTTTTCCATTTTATAATTCCTCTGTGTTTATCTCTAACTCCTCACCCTTTATTGCATAAAACTTATTTTGTAAATCGTGCAGGTATATGCACCTTATTATTACAACTTCAGGGTTGTATCCCATAACAGAACGAGAACAATCAATGCCTATTGGGTATTCATCTAAGTCGGACCAATCTGAGGGGGCATCAAAAACAATCTCTGATTCGTGTGTAAATATATACTCAGACTCCTTAATAAACCCGCACTTCTCAAGTATCTCAGGAGTAAGGGGGATGGGCTTAAATTCGAGAAAACCACCACATTCCTCAATGTTAACCAAGTCTCTTAATTTGATCTTGTGAATTACCGTTCTGCCCTTTCCGCTTATTAGGTCAGCATAAACATAGTTTCCGATTCTTAATTCTGTTGCTTTCATGGTTAATTAGTTTAGTGGGTTTATAGCTTAATAAGGTAATCCATTTTTGTGTAATTAAATACTATTTTTAAAAACCTTAGCACATTAGGCAAGTCACAAAGTTCAATATCCTTTATAAGGTCATAGCCGACTGTTTCCCTAATTATAAAGTGTTCATCAATGGCTCGTAAAGCGCTCATATCAACTCACATTTAAACCCTCTTCCCTGCAACTCAGAAAATAAACCGGCCAACTTTTCCACATCTTCGCACTCCACCTGAAGCTTTGTTGATATTGTTTTCATTCCTTCCTCTTCCCCGCTTTCAACCTCTTCATCTTTGCCCCACGTAATATCATCAAGTCCCCACTCCTCCAGTTGGTCTCTACCCCAGCCGGCCAGTTTATCCTTATCCCACACCCCGAAAGCGACATTGTCCTTAATTATGAACTCCCGCTTCTGCTCCTCGCTAAGATCCGCCGCGTCTACAACGGTGACCTCCTTTTTCTCCATCCACTTACTCCAGTATTTTAAAAGGGTAGCACACTTCTCTTTCTCCTCTGTAACTTTATTTATTCCATTCTTCAGCTGTGTGTCCGTTAATTTGCCAATCAACTCTAACGCTCTACGCCGCATGTTACCACCGAGAGCAAACCCCTCACCGTCTATGACGATGGGTCTGAGGTCAAGCATCTGCGGAAAAACAAGGATTGAATCAACTAAACTTTCGAGTTTATACTCAGAAATTTCTCGCGGATTATCCGGGTTTTCACGTACCTCCTCAAGAGCTACCCTTTTTAAAATACCTTCGTTATTAAACATAGTACAAATATAAAAAATATTGCTTGTGATACAAGCATTTTATTAACTATTTTTTTATTTTTTTTCAATTGCAGATTTCAGCATATCAAGGGTTTTGCTTTTCATTAGGTCGGCAGGTGTTACCCGAAAGACTCTCCACCCCGCCATAGCCGCGGTATTGTACTTCTCCATGTCCTTAAGATAGCCCTCGCCAATGTTATGCCTACCGCCCATTACAGTTACCTTCTCGCCCGTTTTTTTATCCCTGTAGGTGGTTTTTTTGTAGGTTGCGCCCTCCACCTCAATAGCGATCATGTGCTCAGGTATAGCGTAGTCGAACCGCCATTTTCTACCTGGGAAGAAAGTATATTCAGGGACTACCTCCTGCCCTAAAACGGATCTGCATACCGCCGCAAAGAGTCTATCGTTACCCGCGGGCGCTCTTTTAGCTGTTGTCGCCTTGATCCTCATTCGCCTGCGTTTTTTTTGGTTTAATTATTTTTGCTACCTCTTCCCGGACCTTTGCGCGCGTCAGGTCCCTTGCGGCGTGCTCCACAACCAAGCTAATAAAAGCTCGAATGCTTGAGGCTAACCCGCTTTGTTTTAAAAGGATTTTACCATACTGCTCAACGAAATATCTCCCACGCAAATTGCCCCCCTCCTTGAGATAATCAAACGGGTGCCTTTTGTACTTTACTCCTGAGTCCCTCAAACCTTGAAGCCTTTTGTTGATGATTTGTATAATTTCCGGGTCAGATAGTATAACGCCCCAATTATTGTATTTTTCGGCCACCAGCTTACCCGCTTTCTGATAAGCCTCTTTTACCTTTTTTTCTTTAGCTGATATTGCTTCCACGCCCTTTTATGTAATTTGTTTTTAATATGTTATAAAATTCTGACGGCTTATACCTGTTCCGATAGTGGACAACAGTCGTCCTCTCCTTATTTATCGCTTCAGCCGTTACCACATCGGTGATATACTCTTGCCTACATAACTCTGTGAAAAGTACTCTTGCCGCCACTATTGATGGGTTCCTTGCTTCCCCCTTTAGGTCCTCAATCGGCACTCCAGACATCGCGGACACTGTGTTTAATATTCCTAACGCCTTGGCGCGCATCGTAGGCGACATATCCGGCTCTTTAGCGGCTTTCGCACCCTTGCCTGGCAGAGGCCCGCATAATTGTTTCAACTTCCTTAACGCCACGGTTAGCACTACCGACATGGCTAACACAAGCCATCCGAGTATTACGATTAACACTTTCTCCCCCTCCATAATTCAATAATTCTTTAAGTTTATCAATAGTTACTGTATTGCTGCTATCGTTTGACCACGGGCAAGGCACACGTAAGACGAAAGTTTTAGCGTAAGGAAAATTCTCATTTAAGAGTTGAGCCACTTGCTCCTTTTCCTCGCACCTGAATACATTTGCGTTTACGAACTGCCTTACCCTTTTGAAACTTACTCCCATTCTACGTCCTCCATTTTTAGTAAATAAATAATTTCCCCTGTTTCGCTTTTTAGAAGTGCTCTCCATCCAAGAGCTGTGAGCGTATTACCGAGGCACGTAACTCTTTGCCCCTCGTTTGGATGCCCCGCTTTCATTTTCCCCTCTTTTCCGTCATACGGTGTCTGCCGTACGTGGCGGTATAAACATGCCGTTGCCATCGTTCCGTTTATTAAATTATTGCTTTATTGCTCATTGTTCACCCCCATTGCTTGAAGTCTGTCAATCTCGGCAGCGATTAATGCTCCAGCTCTTGCAAGTTCTTTAACTCTATTGCCAATATGAGGGATTTTAATAAAAGGCCATATCATATCAAATGGCAACCTGTTTCGCCAATAGCTTCGCATTGCATAGCATACTGCTGCATCTGTTAATTGTCCGCAATTATGCTGCTTGTCTTGTTGCGGTGTGAACCCCTTTTTAATCTGTTCTCGCCTCTCTTCGGCAATTAATTCAAT